GTGAATCAAAATCATTAAATTGTTGTTTAAATGAATATATGAAAAAATATAGATTAGATAGTGAAAATACTTGGCAATGTGATGCTTGTAAAAATCATGTAAGACCCTTTAAACAAACGCGATTATGGAAAACTTCAGATGTAATATTTATATTACTCAAAAGATACAATAGGAGTAGAAAAATAGATAAATATTTAGAATATCCTTTAACACTTGACTTAAAAGATTATAATATTAATTATAGTAAAAATAAAAGTAATCAATATTCCTTGAATGGTATGGCGATTCATAGTGGTGGATTAGGTGGTGGCCATTATTATGCTGTTTGTAAAAATTATTTAGATGATTATTGGTATGAATATAATGATAGTCATGTATCAAGAGTTCAAAGTGATAAATTAATGAAATATTCACCTTATTTATTAGTTTACCGGAGATTGTAGAATTTATCTCAACATTTAAAATGCCTATTTTAACCATTTAAATTTTGAGAATCCCTCTTTAATTTCGGTATTATCTTCAACAGAAAAACAATCTATTGTCGCATTTATTAAATAATCATCTCTTACAATATAAAGTAATTTTGTATTTGGATCCCAATCACTTCTATAATTATTATCAACACCATTTAAACTCCGCATATGGGGATTATGTCTATCATAATAAGATACTGCGTCTTTTTTTGTTTTAAATTTCCCTTTCATATAACCAATATGTTTAATTTTTTTATCTTCTGTAATAAATTCTAAAACTTCTAATACATATTTAGCTTTTGCCATTTTAATAATATAATAAAAAATATCTTTATATTATTAGTTTATCGTAGGTTATAACTATTCAATTAAAGTTAATCGTTTTCCATCGCTTTTATAAAGTTTACCTTTTTTCCTGATAATAACCCCTCTTGGAGGGATTCTGATGGTTTTTCTTTTTGTTTTATTAATTCTTCTTTTCTTTTTAGTTTTAAATTTTTTAAGAGTTCTACTACGTTTTTTAGTACGCTTACTATTCATAAAAGCTGAAAAAGGTATACCTTTCATAAATTTTTTACTCAGGGATTTTATATTAACCATATTAATATATTTATAGATTATAATTCTAATAAATCATCTTCATCAGAATTTTCATCATCGCTAAATTCTTGAATAGTTGTATGTGTTTTTATGTATTCAAATAATTTATTAAAATCTCCTCTAATAATATTTGTATTGTAATAATCATCTAATTCTTTTAATGATAAAAATAAACTATTTATCTCTTCTAAATATTTTAAATCATATAAATCTTCTTCTGAATGGTTCATATGGTAGTTATCATAATCACATTTATTTTCATAATCATATATTAAATGTATAAATTCATTTTTAAATGAATCATAATCCGTAACTAATGTTAAATCATCTTTATCATTTATCCATTGATAAGTTTTATCATTCATATCTTCTAGTATATCTTTAATTGTTAGATTTTCTTCATATTTTACTTTTGTGTTTAACCATTTATCTATGGGTATACGAATTTTTGTGATTGGTAATGGATAAAGGTGATTCATAATAAATTTATGATTAAATAATATATTTTTTTAAACGGAACTTATAAATTTATTCACTATATTCTTAATATCTTCTATAGGCATCGATGAATCTATACTTAAATGAGGATGCTCATTTAATATCCAATCAAACTTATTTAATTCAGATAGATGATTTCTCGCAGAAAAATGGTCTATATAATTATCGGGATAAACCATTTTAATTCTTTCTCCTTGTAATTCATCTGAAATATTCAATTGAATTATTTTAAATCCGTTTTTAACGAGTGCTTCATATTCATTTTGATATCTTAAATCATCAACTAAACAATATTCTACATCTTTACATTGATTAATGACATAATTTACCCATACTTCTGAATCTATTTCTCTCATTTTTTGACCGATACTCGTTAAAAGTGTTCTATCTTTTACTTGGGGATCCATTTGAAATAAATCACTTGCTACCTCTTTTACTTTTTTACCAAATGAAAAAATTTTAAATCTAGGTTCAATTTCACATAAATAATTACAAAGAGTAGTTTTTCCTGAACACATTTTACCTGTGACAGCGATTTTCATATTTGATATTTATTAAATAAATAGCTATTATTTTTAAATCAAATTTTATATATTGTATTATATAAAGATAAGTTATATGAATTTGAAAAAACATCGTGAAACGCCCCTAAGTAAAGAACAGGATGATGCTAAGAATTTAACTCTAGATAAAATAAAAGGAGCAAATAAAAATTTTTATTCTATTTTAAATTCGGGGGATGGACGGGTGTTATTATCTAAAGTTGAAAAGAACTCGCTCGGAAACCCATTTTTAAAATTTGCGAATGATAATAAAGACTCAGGCGTGGTGTCCTTTACTCCTTTTGACAAATTTCAGAATGATGATGTTGATGAATGTAGGGGCATTGAACTTAACGATTGTGAGATAGACGAATCTTGTACAAGGAACCGGAGCAACGCGACATTATTTGTGGCTGGGGCAAAAGAATTAGACCAAAAACTTATAAGTTTAGGAGAAGACTATGATGCAATTAAAGAATCCCTAGGTTTAAATTTTGAGGTTGATGAAGCCCATTTAGTAGTTTTTAAAATACTTGATAGTAAATTTGTCAGAGTACCTTGTGGGAAATATCCTAGTTTGAAATGCCAAAACGCTTGTTCTTACGATAAAGAAGATCTACCCTTAAACTTATGCGATGATAAAGATATTTTAAAAAATAAATATCCACAAGTGTCAAATACTATTGATAATATGGGTTTGTGTAAACCAGGTGGGATGCCTTTTAAGGGAAACGGGGAAACTCCTGGTGGTCTGAGAGAATTTGTCGTTTATATGGGTCCGGGAACGATGGGGGAGGTGGTATGGGTTGGACCTCTAAGTGAATATATTGATATGCTGCATCAGAAGCAGACACAACAGAAGGGAATTAAAAACCCTAAAAAACTAAAGAGACGGAATGCCCTAACAAACTTATCAAATTCTTTAGGCGGTGCCAATAAAAGAAGAAAATATAAAAAAACTAAAAAGAAGCGTCTATTGAAGCGCGTAAAAAAGAAGAGTTCTAAAAAGCATAGAACAAGAAAGAAGCGTTCTAAGAGAAGTTCAATAAATATTAAATAATTTTATTTTTCTCAATTTTTAAATTCTATTCTACTTAAAAATTTGATATCATATTAAATGTATCAAGTAGAGATAAACAAAATGCGTGTTGTAAAAAGAAATGGTTCTTATGAAGAAGTGTCTTTTGATAAAATTCTTACTCGTATTAAGTCTTTATCACAGGGTCAAGAATTCAAGGAATCGTTAAACATTGATGAAACTATTATTGCTCAAAAGGTAATTCAGGAAATTCACGATGGTGTTAAAACAACTGAATTAGATGAATTATCTAGTCAGATATCTATTGCTATGTATAGTAAAAATCCTCAATTTAAAACTCTTGCTGGTCGAATTGTAATTTCTAATCATCATAAAAATACACTGAATACATTTTCAGAAAAGATTGAATTACTTTATAATTATCATAAAAATGGTAAACATAAACCATTGGTCGCTAAATATTTATATGATTTAGTAATGTTAAACAAAGAAAAGATAGATTCAAGTATTGATTATATGAAAGATTATGATTTTGATTTCTTTGGTTTTAAGACTTTAGAAAAGAGTTATCTTTATAAGGTTGATGGTAAAATTATTGAAAGACCACAAGATATGCTAATGAGAGTTTCTCTGGCAATTCATAGAAATAATTTAAATGAAGCAATAGTCAATTATGATTTAATGAGTAAACATTATTTCACTCATGCGACACCAACACTTTATAATGCTGGTTCAAACAGAGAACAATTTGCTAGTTGTTTTCTCTTAACAATGAAAGAGGATTCAATATCAGGTATTTATGATACTCTAAAGGATTGTGCTTTAATTTCAAAGCATGCTGGTGGCATTGGTCTCAGTATTCATGATATTAGGGCTAAAGATTCTCATATCGCTGGAACAAATGGTGTATCAAATGGTTTAGTTCCAATGTTAAGAGTATTTAATGATACAGCTCGGTACGTTGATCAGGGAGGAGGGAAGAGGAATGGTTCCTTTGCGATGTATTTAGAACCTTGGCATGCTGATATTTTTGAATTTATTGAACTTAAGAAAAATCATGGAAATGAATTAGAAAGAGCAAGGGATTTATTTTATGCTCTTTGGATCCCAGACTTATTTATGGAAAGAGTATTATCTGATGGTGATTGGTCATTATTCTGTCCCAATGAATGTCCTGGATTAAGCGATAGTTGGGGAAAACAATTTAATAGTTTATATGATAAATATGTTTCAGAGGGTAAAAGCAGGCAAACGATTAAAGCAAGGGAATTATGGTCAGCGATTTTAACATCTCAAATAGAAGTAGGGACTCCTTATCTGTTGTATAAGGATGCTTGTAATCGTAAATCAAATCAGCAAAATCTTGGAACTATTAAATCATCTAATTTATGTACTGAAATAATTGAATATACATCAAGAGAAGAAACAGCCGTATGTAATTTAGCAAGTATTTCATTAAAGAAATTTGTTAAAAAGAAGAATACGAAAGATTTAGTATTCAGAGTATTTATTAAACCTAAATGTGTCTTTTGCGAATTAGCAAAAGGATTACTTAATAAGATGAATATAGAATATGAAGTTAAAGATTATAGAGAGTTAACTAAATTATCAGAAGAATATCCATTAGGTGTTAAATTTCCTCAGATATATAGAATAGATTCTCATAAAAATGAAAATATTGGAGGATATACTGAATTAAATGAATATTTAAAACCAAGTTATGATTTCATTGGTTTACAAGCTATAACTGAACGTCTGACAAAGAATTTAAATAATATTATTGATTATAATTATTATCCTACTAAAGAAACAAAAACATCAAATCTTAGACATAGGCCTATTGGTATAGGTGTCCAAGGATTAGCAAATGTATTCTTTGAATTTGGATATGCATTTGATTCAGATGAAGCAAAAGAGTTAAATGAAAGAATATTTGAATGTATTTATTATGGTTCATTAAAAGCATCTATGAATATTTCAAAATCTAGAGAAAATCTTATGAAAATATATAAAACATATCATGAACAATTTGATGGAAAGGGTGGCGATAATTTTGTATCATCAGATGAATTCGTCAAAATAAAAAAATTATTAATAAATGTATTACCTGAAGAACTTGATAGAGATGAATATTTAGGTTCATATAGTTCATTTATAGGGTCTCCATTATATAATGGTAAATTACAATTTGATCTATGGTCAAAGAATATTACAGATAAAAATAATGATTGGACATCATTAAGAAGAGATATCAAACTTTATGGAGTAAGAAATAGTTTACTTGTAGCACCTATGCCAACGGCTAGTACAGCTCAGATACTAGGTAATTATGAATGTTTCGAACCTATCTTATCTAATATTTATACGAGGAGAGTATTATCAGGAGAATATATGGTTATGAATGATTATCTTGTACAAGATTTAATATCTCTAGGATTATGGTCTTCAGAGTTAAAAGATAAAATTATTGCAAATGATGGTTCTGTATTAAATATCCCTGAAATTCCAGATATTCTTAAAAATAGATATAAAACTGTATGGGAAATAAAACAAAAGAATATACTTGATATGGCAATTAGTAGAGGTAAATATATTTGTCAGAGTCAGAGTATGAATTTATTCTTGGAATCACCAAATTTAAAAACGATGAGTAATATGCATTCATATTCGTGGAAAAATGGATTAAAAACGGGTATCTATTATTTAAGGAGTCGCCCTTCATCAAAAGCAATTCAGTTTACGTTAGATCCAAATGCGTGTGAAAATTGTTCAGCATAAGGAAATTATCTTAATAGTTCAGAAACATAAGGTTTACCATTTTTAGGTTCTTTTAATACTACATTATTATCTTTATCATTTAATTTTTTTTCTAATTCTTTATTCTTATTACTTTGTAAAGCAATAAATGATACGGCGCACATCAAACCAATTAACATTAATCCCATAAAAAAGAAAGGTAATAATACTATAAACCAAGCAATCTTTTTACCATACTTAAATTGACAGATATAATTTAATAAAAATATCCATACTATTGTAAATAATATATTTAATAATAATCCTCCCATAGTATAATGATGAATTCCCTCTCCTTCAGGTTCTGCTTCTAATACTTTATCGTGAACATCAAACATAGAAATTACGTATAAAACAAAACCTATTAAAGAAAGTATTAAATAAACTTGAGCGGGTTTACATAATTTCATAATCATATCTGGTAATTTAAATCCTAAAATTTTCATTTATAATAATAAAATATAAAAAAAATATAAATAATAATATATAACCATGGATATAGTTACATTTGAGGAATATAAAACAAAAGTGGACGAATTAGAGGAGCAGGTCCGAAATCATGATGAGTCAATTAGGAAACTTACTGGGATTGTATCATATTTATTAGGTGAAGTCGAAAGGCGCGGCGTAGGCACTTATCGTGGTCAACCCGTACCCGTTCCTGAGCCCGACCCCGAGCCCGACGCCGACCCCGTTCCTGAGCCCGAACCCGAGCCCGACGCCGAC